GATTCCTCTACGTCTCGTGGGCTCGGAGATGTGTATAAGAGACAGGTTTCTTATCAAACCAAGAGGAGTTCAATAAACGAGCTAAAAAGATCAAACAGGGAACAGTGATCGAGTATCCATTTAGAGAGCTTCATGAAAAGGGGCTCGGTTTTGGGTTGGTTCACGATTTTAAAACCAATAAAAAAGGGCTCGGCTTCTTTGTAAAAAGAGGGATGTTCCAAGGCAACGCATTCATCATGACTCCCTGCGATAAGAGTGACGCTCTCGGGCATCTCTCAACAGTGCTTCAAAAACTTGAGGGCGCTGGAAAACTTAAAGAGGGGAGAGAGCCGTTTGCTTTTCTCAAGTCTGTTGATAATTTTGGTACTTTGAGCGACCAACTAAAAGCAATATCTCTGATTGTCGATGATAATGGGAATTTAAGGGATAAGATAGCCCGTAATCGTTTAGTCGAGGATTATGGAGAAGATTGGGTCAGACAAGTGGATCGTGATGCGAACGATGCACACGCAGTATTTGGTGACGTTGCAGTCGATGATTATGACGAGCAAGCCTCATATGTGGTTAGTGATCAAAGAGAGTTTGAAGATGCATTTAAGTTCACTGAGCAAATGAGTGCCATCGCTCCGATTTATAATGAGATTCGAGATCATTTAAATCAAACTATGGATTTCGATGTAGAGGCTGACGATGTGCGTAGTTTTATCCGAAATAACGATAAAGCAATCACTAAGTACCTAGACAAAGCAAAAGAAGCCCTCGAGGCAGAATTGAAAAAGAGGTAAATCATGCCATATCCTAACGAGCACACAGCGAGACAGAGTGATCCAGCGAATTACGATGAGTTTCGCCGATTTAAACCCGACAACGTTCCCAATGGATTAGAGATGATTCTCGGGATTAAGGGTGATCATTCTGAGATTCAGAGTATTAGAGCGGACGCTGACAAGATGAGTCCTGCACAATTTAAAACATGGTTGGAGGAGCACAAGTTTAGCGTTGATGAGCTTGAGGAGGCGACTCGTAAATCATTTGACGCTTTCGCTCGGTGGGTGCCTATGACACTCCAGAAAGCGAGTGATGCAGAGGAGGAGTCAGAGGAGCTCACAAAAGCGATGATCGGTGGTATCTGTTCAACCTCAGACATGGATTTTGAGGGCGAAACCATTGAGCAAGGTGGCCTCGATTGGGATTACTTTTTGAATTATGGTTGGTTTAATCACGAGCATCAACAGGGGACAGCGAATGTCCTCGGGCATCCTACAAAAATCGAGCCCGTGGGCGACAATAAAACACGGGTTGAGGGTGTGTTGTATCTCGATAAAAAGTTAGGCAAGGAGATCTACGAGACAGCTAGAGCCATGCAGAAAGCAGGGGGAGAGCGCTCCCTCGGTTTCTCGGTAGAGGGTCAAGTGTTAATGAGGGATCCGACTCAACCTAAGCGCGTGCTAAAGGCGAGAGTGTTGAATGTGGCGATTACCTCGGCACCTGTAAATCCTCATACTAATTTAGAGCTCATCGCTCGTAGTATGGGAGCTGTTGTGGGTTATCAATCGCCATCCATCCCAGACGCGGATGCATCAATGAGCGCACTTGTGCAACAGTCGCTCAATGAGCGTTTAAGCACGGCGACCTACGGAGCGGATTCAAAAAAGAGTCCGATGTTGACTCGCTCGCAGGTTAAGTTACTTGTGGGTGAACGCCTCCCGAGTTTAGATGAGACGTCACTAGATCAGCTAGTAACGCATTTATTAAAACTCGCAGGTAAACGTGAAAAATAAAATTGTGGTATATTATTCTAGACATTATTTCTATGAGCTACACAGAGGAGAATGACTCATGCTCGACAACGTAAAAAAGCACCTCGAGGACAAAGGGATTGACATCTCTGTTCTTGATGATTTTGCAGTTGAGGAGAATGTTGTTGAGGAACCTATTGTCGAGGTTGACGCTTTGACAGAAGCCCTCGACACACTCAACAAAGCAATGAACAAAAAAGCATCAAAGCAAGAAACCTTGTTTGACATGGACGAAGAAATCGACATGGAAGACGAGGACGAGGAAGATGATGACGCAGATGACGCTGACATGGAAAAAGCCATGGACATGGATGACGCTGATCTTGAGCGTGGTTATTATCGTGATGCTATGAAAGCACTTGCCAAGGGCACAGATGACGTTATTGCAAACATGGAAAAACGTATGGGCGCAGTAATGAAAGGGCTCGAGGCTGTACTAGGCGAAATGAAAAAGATGAAGATGGGTAGCGAAGCGATGGAGAAATCGCTGAACTCTGTTCTAAATCAAACGAACGCCCCTCGTGCGATCACCTCTGCACCTGTAGCGCCTATCCAAGCAGTGAACGCGCCGAATCGCCACGACATGATTCGCAAGGGTCTTGTTATGTTGCAAGATAACACTGTTGACTCAACTCGTAAAAATCAAATCCGTACCGCTATCGCTCAACTTGAGGCTGGTGTGGATGCTCAATCTGTTTCTCACATCATCGGACAATAGGAGTACGATATGTATAGTTTTCCCGAGGCAAACGCACTCGTAAATGTTGCTGATTTAGCAGAGCTAAACAATGCGCTCCGCAAATCTGCTGATGTTGGTTATCAATCACCTGCTGGAACTAGCGGTGGCGACACTGGTAATCTAAGTCCTCTCGTGCCACAGAGCATCGAGAACACCTTGTCAAGCGCGACTTACACCATGAAAGAGCTTGCGTTATGGCCATCAATCCCAAAGATCAGCGTGACTAATACTCTACACGAGTACGCAGTTATCAATGATCACGGTTTAGATCTTGAGCCGTTTATCGCTGAGGGTAGCGCTGGTACCACAAATCGCTCTGAGTACGAGCGCAAGAGTGTTCGTGTTAAGTACCTAGCTGAGCGCCGTGAGGTTACCGATGTCGGCTCTCTAGTCGGTCTAGTTGGTGGCAATGCGAACGCGATTGCTATGGAAACTGAGCGTGGTACTCTGCGCCTCATGCAAAAGCTTGAGCGTAGCCTATGGCACGCAAAAGAGAGCGTGAATCCTCTTGCTTTCGATGGTATCATCGAGCAAATCGAATCACACAACAACGGATCAAACACTTTCGATCTTCGTGGTAAGAGCCCAACTCCTCGCTTGTTGCAGGAAGTTCTTTCTGAGATTCAAAGTGCACCTCGTTTCGGTCGTCCAGACTGCATCTATGTTGAGCCTCGCATCCACGCAGAACTCATCAAGTTTGCTGTTCAATTTGGTCGCCATGATCAATTCGCTTCATTGCGTGCTACCGATGGCTTAACTTATGGCGTGCAAGAGCTTAACATTATGAGCCCTTATGGAGCTGTTCCTGTTAAGAGTGCTCCGTTCCTATTCAACGCATACAGCGCTCCTGCTTCTGCGAGCGGTACAGGTGCACCTCAAAACGCTGTTATCTCAAGCATTGCAAGCGCAGGTACTGGTTCTCAGTTTGTTGCTGGTGACGCAGGATTCTACGGCTATAAGGTTGTAGCGGTAAACAATAGCGGTTTCTCAAGCGCTGTTAATACTGCAACGATTGAAGTTGCTTCTGGTGAAAATGTTACTATCACCATCGCAGACGCTTCTGACGCTGTATTCTATAAGATTTACCGCTCAGCTAAGGCAAGCGCAGGTGGATCTGTTGACTTTGCTACCTGTAAGCTCATTGGCGAGATCCGTAATGCGAGTGGCGTAGCGACTGCATTCGTTGACTCAAATGCTGTAATCGCAGGCACCTCAAAGATCGTTATCTTACAACACGATCCACAGGTTCTCGAGTTCGTTCGTTTGCTTGATTTCTTCCGTAGACCTCTTGCAGAAGTTGCGACCTCTAAGCCATTCTTACTCATGCTATTCGGTTCACCGATTGTTAAAGTGCCTAACAAGTGTTTTGTTCTACAAAATGCAGGTGTAACCGAGACTACTGGTATGCTAGACACTATCGCATAAGTGAGCTTAGATAATGTGGCAACATAACACACTGAAATCCTGTAAACTTGCCCTCGGGAGTGGGCGTTCTGTGATTGAAATCGATGAGAATGGTTATGCTGTTAAACTCGATGAATACGCAGAGCACGCACTTAAGCAGTGGGGCGAGGTGATCGGTTTTCAATGGGTTGCCACAACACAAGCGGAATCTGCCACTGACGAAACAGTTTCTACTGGGGAAGCTGAAACCTCGCAGACTCCGAAACGTGCCCCTAAAAAGAGGCGCACGACTACAAAGAAATAATAATCACACTATGATCTAAATTGAGGTCTAAATGGGCATCTATTCACAGATAACTCCGCAGTTTCTCAAAGATACTGTTTTACTCGGAATCGACCTCACTTTAGATGATGGGAGTGATTATCCAGACATCATCTATACGCAGAGCATTAATTCAGCGATCAAACACGTTGAGAGTGATCTAGGAATCAATATAGAGCCCTTTTCAGTAAAAGGGGAGCGCCACGATGCAGAGAAACATGGGCGTTTCTCTTATTGGCCGTTCCGTTTTGATCGTAGACCGATCATTTCGTTTGATTCTGCAAAAATCCGCTTCGGCTCATTTCAGCCTGTAGAGATCCCGACCTCATGGATCACTCCGACATCGATGATACATGGACAAATCAATCTAATCCCGAGCGAGGAGTCTCTAGGCTCCTACTTTTTCCGCGCAGGTGTCCCGTTAATGGGGGGCTTCGGAATCTATGAGAATCGAGACTATATCCCCTCATATTTTGAGTTTGATTACACCGCAGGCTTTGATGAGCGTGCAGGAGTGGCTACGATCCCACAGGGAGAAACCTCAATCAATGTGACACTGAGCGAGCGAGTTCTGATTGATTTCGTGGTCAGCACTGATCAATCAAGTGTTTCAGTGACAGGACGCTCGAACGATGGTTTTACATTAAGTATTCCAAGTGCTTTACAGAGTGATCTAGTAATTAATTGGACACTCGACACACTGCCTGCGGATTTAAAGCAAGCCATCGCAATAAAAGCATCTACGTTGCTACTCTTACATATTGCAGGCGACTTGATTCTCGGTGCAGGTATCGCTTCACAGAGCTTGGGTGTCGATGGGTTATCACAATCAATCGGCACAACATCCTCAGCGATGTACTCTGGTTATTCGTCTCGAGCGGAATCACTAGACAAACAATATAAGCTTGTGATGATGGGACTCCGTTCACAGTATCGAGTTACTCAGTTCGGAGTGATTTAATATGGCCACTTTTGAGAGTCGTAGACCAAACAAGATTCGGCCACGAGTCGATTTTAACATGGATGAGTATAGAAAGCTCGTCTTTGCAAAAGGTGTCGATTTAGAGTGGGAGCAGTGTGCTGAGTGCCCTTGCTCTCGAGACTCGACCTCGTTTACATTGAATCTCATTGAGTCCACAAATCAAACAACAGGAGAGGCGAGATCTGATTGTGAGCTGTGTGATGGGATTGGTTATTTCTGGCACTCCGCGCAACAAATCAGAGCAATCGTGACAGGTGGCTCATCAACTACAGATAAATACGCTGTATATGGTGAATATGCCCGAGGGATGGTGAGTATTTCCACGCTTCCCGAGCATCTGCCTGCGTATGGGGATCGCTTCACTGTACTTGAGAGTGTTATGGTTTTTAGAGAGACGAGGACACGCTCAAATCAAGCGATTGAGTCACTGCGTTATCCTATCCAATCACGCACACTAGACCTCGCAGGGGGCGAAACCTCAGTGAGAGTTCTCCGTTTACAATATGCGGATGCCGATGGTTTAAGCGCGCTGAATAATTCACTCGCGGACACAGTTGATTTTGAGATAACAGCAGATGGCTCTATTGATTTCACGTTGGGAGATGCTTTGGGATCCACTCCCTCAGAGGGGCAAAGATACAGCATTTCATATTTTGCACGGCCTCGTTATTACGTCGCAGATCATCCTCATACTCATCGCGATTCGGTGCGGATCCGTAAATCCCCAACTGAGACACCGCTTGCCTTGCCGATCCAAGTGCATTGCAGTCTCGAGTTTATGGGTGCGTAAATGGCACAGATCGAAGCAAATTACAGTGAACTCGTGAAAGCTCTAGGTTTCTCGGGTGTTGAGGCTCGTAGGAGATCACAAACACTCGCGGATCTCGTACTTGCTGAGTGGAGTGCTTTAGCGCGTAAGAAGTTAAAAACGACACTGCCAGCATATTTACGCTCATTACAGGTTCGCAATGTGACTGAGAGGGGGTTTATCTGTGGTTTACCTGCTTCACCCTCAACAGCGATCATTGCTCACATGGTTGAGCAGGGTATGGGGGGCGGTGGTATTGGGACAAGTGGCGCTTATGATGTGCGTAAGTTTTTACTCAGAGCATCTACGAGAAACATAAGACGCACGAAAAAGGGACAGCTTTATTTACACGTCCCATTTCACCATACAAAAAAAGATTTAGTTTCTCGATACGGAGCCAATATAGGACGCGCAGTTCAGCGACTCAAAGCAACGACTACGGACGCGAACCGAAAAACGCGCTATGGTGGCCGATTACCTGCGAGCATGGTTCCTAAATTAAAGCCTCATCATGTGAGTGATCCGCTTGCTGGAATGATAAAGCGTGCGAGTACCTACTCAAAAGGGAGAGGCGGACAACCTCGATCCCAAACAAGTGGATACCAAACGTGGAGAACAGCAAGCTACGCAAACACAAATCCCAAAGCATGGATGAGCAAGGGGATAAAAGCACGCAGGATCGCGGATGATGTACTGCGAGAGCTCCCTGCATTGATTAGGATGGTGTATTAATGATACTCGATTTAAACATATTATCTGCGATGTCCAGTGGTTTCGCTTACTATAAGGCGCGTCAAGATGAGTTTAATGCACTTTTTAAAGGTGTCGCGCAATCTACGCTAAACACTTGGTTTTCAGAGTTTACAGAGCATTTCCCGACTTTTAGGACTCGAAACGCAAGAGGTTCGGATGAGGCTCCGATGCTTGTGGTTTCTCCGCAAGCTGAAAATGTACAGCAAAACGTACTCGGAGACTTTGAGCGTAGAGGTTCGGATAGTGTGGCAGTCGATACATACATTATTCGAGAAACAGTAGAGGTGTTAATCGTGGCAAGATCTCCCGATATGGCGAGGGTTTATCATGTGTTAGCGAGAGCTTCTGTGGCGATTGCGCGTCGTCCTCTCCATCGTGCTGGGTATCACTTAATTGAGTACGGAGGATCGGATGGGTTATCACCAGAGGAAGAACTATCCGCAGAGGAGCTCGGGTTATATTTACGCAGGCTCACTGTAACAGGTGATCATCATGTGAGTATCCCAATCCCTGCATCATCTGAGTTTAATGTTCCTGTGTACAGTGGACGAGATGTTCTCGTACTACACGAAGACCAATCTAAAAACGGAGTGTCGGGAGGCGTATCAACATAATAAATATGTTATACTAAGACCTAATCACAAGAGGAGAGTGCAAAAATGCCATCATCATTAAATCTAAATGGTCTAAGAGTTTTTAGGCCTGCTGTCTATGCCGAGGTGGATGCATCCTCGCTCGGTGGTCAAAATCCATCTATTGGAAACCTGTGTATCGTGGGCGCGTTTCCACAATTCGAGCAGAATGAAGCGCTAACATTTACAAGCGCCTCCGCACTTGTGTCTTATGATGCGAGTGACTCAGAGCTTGCGTTGCTTGGAAAAATCGCTTTCTCACCATCTTTAGACGATCGGATTCCTGCGGGGGTGGCCTCTTTAACAATGCTAAATGTACAAGAGTGCACTCAAGCGAGTCTTATGCTTCTCGATGAAGATGGGAGCAACGCTCTACAAGTGAAATCTAAAGTATGGGGCGCACGAGGCAACCGCTGTTTAATCGCTGTTGAGAACGAAAACACTGATCAATGTAAAATCACAGTATCCCGTGATGGCATCGAAGAAGTTTTCGAGGGAATTGAGAGCGGAGATCTTGCCTCTGTGTATTACAGTGGATCGCTTCTCGATGTATGTTCAATCAATGCGACTCGATTGAGTGTAGCGTTTAATTGGGAACAAGCTGAGGCGGTTGCTGATGGCGCTTTAAGCATGAATGTGAGTGACATGGCGAGCTCGTCAACACTTGCGATTTCTCTTAGCGAGGTTGATCATACGGATGCCGTGTCTGTTGTTCTCACAGGCTCCGATTTATCTGGTGCTTCTGTGACTGAAACTCTAACATTTGCGAGCGGTGTCGGTACCGAGCAAACAAGCGCGAATAGTTACAGCGTGATTGACTCAATCGAGATCTCCACAGATGATTTGCTATACACAGGAAACGTTGAAGTTTCTGGGCAGGTCGCGTTTGATCCCTCAGATTACTCGAACCTGCGTGAGCTTATTTCAGCGATTGACGCACTAAGCGGATTTACAGCGAGCTACGATGCAGGAGAATCATATCCCGCAAATGAGATCGATGCTGTATCTGGTTCGATCTTGGGTGTTAATAACTTAGTAAATCTAAGAGCTGATCTATATGCTGTTATTCAAG